ATGAGCACACTAATAACTAACTTACCATCCTATGAAGTATGGGTGAGAAAAGAATATTTGACCGATCATAAGTCTGGTCATGGCGAATTTACCAAAGGAGTCTGGGTTTCTGCGAAAAGTATACCTGGTCGTGCCTTTTATTTTGAGACTTATCTACCAGAATATGCTGCGATTTATGATAAGTTGCCGATTTCCGCTTTTGTCTCGTCTCCTGAGACTCCAGATCCTGATATGACGCTGCATAATCTGCAGTTTTGGAACTGTATGGACTACGGAGTGGTCGCAGTGCAGAAACAATTCATTGGTTCGATGCACTATGAGGTCTATACAAGGGATTTTGGAACTCAAACGGGCACTTATATCTGCACATTAGACAATTATCATCAAGATGTAGACGCAATTGACTACTCTACAAGTGAACAACCTGCTGAACATAAGTCTCATAACCTGATTGAGTTGGATAATGGACAGTTTTGTCTCTATCCTAACAACAGAATGAGGATTTACGACAACAGTATTACACCTGAGACACCTAAAATGCCTGATTTTAAGGTTTCAACAGTGTATTATCAGGTTGAAAACGGTCATGATCGTGATGGATTGGGTAATGAAGAGAATTATTTCTGGAAAACTGCAAAAGAAAGAGCATTTGGTGACGTTGGAGTTGGAAATACTGATATTACAGGTAGTGTAGAGATTAATATTGAACCAGAACTGGGATAAGTGTTACACAACTCACATAAATAAAGTGAGTATACTCTTATTAAATGTACGGGAACAAGGTTTCGAGGTCATATAAGGACATAAGTTTGTCTTTTGATCCTCATCCAATCACTAAAGATCTCCCTGTTATCAAGAATGCGAATGCAATTCGTCGTTCTGTGCGTAATTTAGTGCAAACAATTCCTGGTGAAAGATTTTTTAACCCAATTTTGGGTTCATCTGTATATGATAGCATTTTTGATCTTGCAGATTTTGGAACATCCTCTCTCATAGAGTCTGAAATTCTTACAACTATAGAAAACTTTGAACCTAGAGTCGCAAATGTTAGGGTTAGAGTTGATCCAAGATATGATTTGAATAATTTTGACGTAACAATTTTCTTTGATGTTGTCGGACAAGAGTTACCAACTCAAGAATTTTCATTCATACTAGAAGCAACTCGATAATATGCCATTTACTAAGTTTACAAATCTAGATTTTGACCAAATAAAGTCACAAATAAAGAGTTATCTAAGAGCAAACTCTGATTTTAAGGATTTTGACTTTGAGGGATCGAACTTTTCAGTCTTAATTGATACTTTAGCGTATAATACTTACATAACTGCGTTTAACTCAAACATGGTTGTGAATGAATCTTTCTTAGATTCTGCAACTTTGAGGGAAAATGTAGTTTCATTAGCAAGAAATATTGGATATGTGCCCCGTTCACGGTCTGCAGCAAAGGCACAGATAAGTTTTTCTATAAGCACTACATCTACGAGTCCTACACTCACTCTAGCAGCAGGTCTAGTGTGTATAGGAGCGTCTGAGAGCAACACAATCATGTTCTCTATACCTTCTAGTATCACTACAACAGTGAATAATGGTGTAGCGACCTTCAATAATATTGAGGTTTTTCAAGGAACTTACTTAAGTAAGCAATTTTTAGTTGATGGATCATTAGATCAACGATTTTTACTCAATAATTCCTTCATAGACAGTTCAACAATTGTTGTAAAGGTGCAAGGACCGAATGAAACTACTCTTGGAAGAGAATATTCACTGTCTAGTAACATTTTAAACATAGATTCAACGTCAGAAATATATTTAATACAAGAAGTGCAGGATGAAAAGTATGAATTGTTGTTTGGAGACGGATATTTTGGTAAAAAACTCGAAAATGGGTCAACAATTACTGCAACTTACATCATAACTGACGGAAAAGCAGGAAATGGGTCAGCAATCTTCACTTATAATGGTAGAGTATTGGATTCTGACGGAAATCCAGTTGTTCCAACAAATAATATTACAATAACTACGAATCAATCTGCACAAAATGGCGGTGATATCGAAAGTATTGACTCAATTAAGTATTTTGCACCTAGAATATACTCCTCACAATACCGTGCAGTGACCGCCAGAGACTATGAAGCAATAATTCAGTCCATTTACCCTAATACTGAGTCTGTAGCGGTTGTAGGGGGCGAGGAACTCGATCCACCAGAGTTTGGTCAAGTGCTTATAAGCATAAAACCTAAAAACGGTGACTATGTTTCTGATTTTGATAAGCAAAATATACAATCAAAACTGAAAAATTACTCTTTGTCGGGTATAAATCAAAAAATTATTGATTTGAAGGTGCTTTATGTTGAAATTGATAGTGCGATTTACTATAACAGTTCACAAGTATCAAATGTGAGTGAAATAAAAAGCAAAGTAATCAATGTCTTAAACACATTTTCTGCTTCAAACATCAATAAGTTCGGTGGAAGGTTCAAATATAGTAAATTGGGTCAAATTATTGATGGATCTGATATTTCAATCACATCAAACATAACCAGAGTGATTATTAGACGTAATATGAAGTGTTTACTTAATCAGTCTGCACAGTATGAATTATGTTATGGTAATAAATTCAAGAAAAACGCAAGTGGATTTAATATTAAGAGCACAGGTTTTACTGTAGCGAATCAAACAGGGACTTTATATTTTACAGATGTCCCAGATGCAACTGGTAACATGGGTGTTCTTTCTGTGGTTAAAGAATCATCAGAAACTAATTCATTCACTGTTATTGTTAAGTCTGCTGGAACAGTTGACTATGAAAAAGGTGAAATCTTAGTTAATACTTTGAATATTACATCAACTGTCGCAGCAAATAATATTATTGAAATACAGGCATGTCCAGATTCTAATGATGTAATCGGTTTGAAGGACTTATATTTGAGTTTTTCAGTATCTGATAGCACAATAAATATGGTTAAGGATACAATTTCATCTGGAGAACAGATATCTGGTGTCGGATATAAGACAACATCAAGTTATTTGAATGGAAGTCTAAAAAGAGGTGATACATCATCGACTACCACGATTTTATTACCCTCTACAGACACAACATCAACCACATCAACTACAACAAGCACTGGGTCAGGCACACCATCGTCTGGAGGCGGATACTAAGAAATGATACAAACTGGTTTTGAGAAACGAGTACAGGTTCAGCAGATATTAGCGAATCAACTCCCTGACTACATTCGTGGAGAGAGTCCAAAGACGCTTGACTTCTTAAAACAATATTATATTTCTCAAGAGCATCAATCTGGTGCAACTGATCTTGCTGATAATTTAGATCAGTATATTAAATTAGATAATTTAACTCCAGAGGTTATAACTGGAAAGACAACACTGTATTCTGGTATTACTTCAACAACTGAAAGTATTCAGGTATATTCAACTAAAGGTTTTCCTGATCAGTATGGTCTTTTTAAGATTGATAATGAAATATGCACGTATACTGGACTTACTACAAATACCTTTACTGGTGTAATTCGTGGTTTCAGTGGAATTAGTAGTTACAGAACAGATTTAAACGCAGAGGAGTTACTTTTTGAAGAAACAAGTCAAGCAGAACATGATGCTGGAAAGGATGTTATTAATTTAAGTTCCAATTTTCTTAAGGAATTCTACAAAAAGTTAAAATTTACTCTTACACCTGGTTTAGAGGACTTAGATTTTGTTTCGGATCTTGATGTTAATAATTTTATTAAAGAAGCAAGATCATTTTATGAAGCAAAGGGAACTGAAGAGTCATTTAGGATATTATTTAAAGTATTATATGGTGAAGTTCCAAAAGTCATAGATTTAGAACAATATTTACCTAAACCATCATCTGCACAATTTAAAAGAAGAGAAATAATAGTTGCAGAGGCAATATCAGGTGCACCTGAAAATCTTGTTGGACAAACAATTAAAAAATCATCTGATTTAACGACTCAGGCATCAATTTCGGAAGTTGATATTTTTACAAGGTCTGGAATAAACACTTATTTCAAAATAGGATTATTTGTTGGATTTGATGAAAAAGATTTAATAGAAGGGACATTTGAAATTCAACCAAAAACATCAAATATCAATCCTGTCTCGATTGGATCATCAGTTATCACTGTAGACAGCACTGTTGGATTTGGAACAACGGGCACTTTAATATCTGGTGATAATGTTATCACATATTCCTCAAAAACAGTAAATCAGTTCTTGGGATGTGATGGAATTGATAATGTTATGCAAATAAAAACACCCATAAGGACAAATGAGGTGTTTTTTGGATATGAAAATGGAGATTTGAGTAAAAAGGTAGAAATAAGAATTACTGGAGTCTTATCTGACGTTGAAACTATTGATGATGTATTATCAGTAAGTGAGGGTGAGAAAATATTTGTAAAAAATGTTGGTGAAAAAATAAAAAATCCAGAAAATAATAAAACATTTAAACAAACATTTGCAAATTCTTGGATTTATAATACAAGTTCAAGATTTTTTGTGGATAATACAAATAATGGATTTAATTTAAAAACAACACCCGATCCATCTACATTAAAAGAGGGTGATATTGTTGATGTGCTCATAGGAGCGTCTGAGGCGGTTGCTTTTGCAGACGCTACAGTTCGCACCATAGTCGGTAAACAAGTCACTCTAGACGGTTTAAGTGGGTCACCAGCAGCGAATGTAGAATATTCAATACGTAGAAAATTAGAGACAGTTAACAGTAGTGGTGCACCATTACTATATGGGAATGATGTATTAACTGCAGATATTCAAAATTTATATACTGAAAATGAAAATAATTTTTATGTTGCATCAAGTTCATTACCTTCATACACATTAACAAAAAATCTAGACCAAGCAATTATAACTTCTTTAGTGGAGACTAATTTACAGGAATTTGATGTAAACAAATTAAAGTATAGCGTATTGTCTTTTGATAATGATGTGCCATTTAATACTGGTGAAGAGGTTATTTACAATGCTGAAAATAATACTATTGTCGGACTAGAGGACGGTGTTTCATATTTTGTAAAAGTATTAACAGATAATAAAAAAATTCAGTTATATAGATCTAGATCATTAATTGATGCAGATAATGCAACAACTCCAACTCGTGAATATTTTTCTGCACCAGTATCATCTGGATTTCATAAGTTCACTTTAGTATCTCAAAAAACTCAATTTATTCATCCTCAGAAGTTATTACGCAAGTTTCCATATACACCTGACATAAAAACAGGAGAAAACACTGTAACAACACCAGGTGCCCTTGGAATGCTTGTAAATGGTGTAGAGGTTATAAACTATAAGTCTGAGGATAAAGTCTACTATGGACCGTTAGAAAGCGTTAGAGTGTATAATGGTGGAACTAACTTTGATGTTGTTAATCTACCATCTATAACAATAGAAGCGGGTTTAACAACTGCAATAGTTCAACCTGTAGTGAAAGGCACATTGACTGAGGTTTACATTGATCCTCAAGATTTTGATGTAAAGAAGGTATCATCAGTAACCATCACAGGAGGTAATTCAACGGGAGCAGTGCTAGATGCTCAGTTAGAGGAAAGAAATAGAACATTACTATTCGACGCTAGACAATCAACCGTGGGTGGTGGTGTCGATGTAACTAACGATACTATATCATTCACACAAAACCATAATCTTTCAAGTGGTGATGAGATCATATACAATAGAAATGGTAACAATGCTATAGGAGTTGGTGTTCGCACAACTGCTTATCAGGACGGAATAAATTTAATCACTGGTTTAACCCTCAACAATGGTTCTGTTTATGTTGCTGAGGTTGTAAATAACAAGACAATTAATCTTTATGAAACTCTGGGAGACTATTCTGCAGGTATTAATACGGTTGGTTTTACAACTGCAGAAACATCAGGTATCCATAAATTCAGAACTAAGAAGGCAAGTAAAACAATTTCTAAAATAGTTGTAGTTGATGCTGGAACAGAATTTGAAAATCGTAAATTAATTGTTCAACCAACGGGAATAAGCACCGCACATGATACTATTTTCTTCAAAAACCATGGTTTTAAGAGTGGTGAAATAATTACATACTCCACTGATGGGACAATTATTGGTGGTTTAGATACAAATATACAATATCAAGTAATAAAATTAAATGAAAATGAATTTAGATTAGCAAATGCAGGTGCTGCAGGAACTATTACTACAAATTATGAAAGAAATAATTACGTTGATATAGATTCTACAGGAGTAGGTGAGCAGTTTTTTGCATATCCAGAGATTTCTGTTACAGTAAATGCAGAAATTGTTGGTGGTGTTGGTGTAATTACTGCAACTCCTGTAGTAAAAGGATTTATTTCAGACGTTTATCTACGTGATGCAGGAACTGGGTATGGTTCAAATACAATTAATTTTCACAAAAAACCAGATATATCGGTAAAAACTGGTAAACGTGCAGAATTTAAACCAATTATTGATGGTGGTAAAATAATAAATGTTCAAGTTACTAATACTGGAAGTGAATACGTATCACCACCAGATTTAGAAGTTGTAGGTATTGGATCAGGAACTGGTGCAAAATTAAGAGCAGTTGTTGTTGATCAAAAAGTAACTGATGTTGTTGTTTTAAATGCTGGTATTGGATATACAGCAACATCAACCTCTATCAAGGTAACCTCAAGAGGTTCCAACGCATCTCTAGAAGCGTCTGTAAGAGAACTTACTTTAAATAACCACTCAAGACATGGTGATGAGATTTTAATCGGCACAGAGGATGGATTACAGTATGGTATGGTTGGATATTCCACTGCGATTGGTCTAAACGACTTTGGTGATGATAGTATAAATCATTCACCAATTATTGGATGGGCATACGATGGAAATCCAATTTATGGTCCTTATGGATATGATGATCCTACAAATACTAATTCACAGATAAGAAATTTAGCAACAAGTTACATATTATCACCTTCAAGTGTGGTTAATAGACCATCTGGATTTGTAAATGGATTTTTTGTAGATGACTTTAAGTTTGATAATTCAGGTGATTTGGATAAACATAATGGAAGATATGGAAAAACTCCAGAGTTTCCAAATGGAGTTTATGCATATTTTGTGGGAATTAATACAAATACACAAACTTCGGTATTTCCACATTACATAGGTAATACATATAGATCAAAATTAATAAATCAAAATGTAGATCAAAGTTTTGATTTTAATAGTTCAGACTTAATTAGAAATACTCTCCCATACGCTGTAGGTGATTCTGGATCAGATAATGATTTTATTAATGAACCTAATGAGATAGTATTGCAGAGTGCTACAGTTGATTCTGTAAGTAAAGGATCAGTTAAATCATTTGATATACATGATGCAGGTCAAAATTATAGAGTAGGTGATTTAATCAATTTTGATAATACAGGCACTAATGGTGGAGGTTTAAGTGCCTTTGTTAGTTCTGTAACTGGAAAAACTATAGAGAATTTATCAACAACAAAAGAAGATTATCAAAATGCAAAATTAATTTGGGATAAGTCTGGTCAAATATTTGTTCATAATAGTCAACCACACACTTTATCAGATAATGATACTGTAGTAATTTCTGGTATATCAACATTTATTGCAAAACTCACAGGTGAACATGTTATTGGAGTTTCCTCTGAAAAAACTACGTTGATTGCAGATTGTCCTGCAATAACTGCAATTGGTATAGTAACTGATGTATTTGTATCTACAATCCCAAATATATCTGTAGGTTCAACAATCGGTATTGGAACTGCTAGATTATCTTTATTAAATGTATTTCCAGATAGAAGAGTAATTCGTGCAGTTACTGAACATACAGCAGGTATTCATACAGCATCAACAGAATTAATTGAAATATCTAATAAATTCTCAGTTCCACTCACCACACCATACTTTGAATCAAATTTAGATGATAAGATATTCTTTAATCCAACTCAGCAATTAGGAATTGGAACTGTATCTGGTCAAAGTGGAATATCGACTATAATTATTGGTAATGTTCCAATTGATACATCTATACCAAATCAAAGTATCTTTATACCAAATCACCCATTTAAGCAAAATCAAGAGGTTACACTAACCAAGGGTGGAAGTACACGAATAGTTGCATCACATACTAGTGATAGTGCGACATTTAATATTCCAGAAACAGGTGAGACACAAAATCTATTTGTTATCAATAAATCAAAAAATTTAATAGGTTTAACAACACAAGTTGGTTTAACAACGAGCACAGACGGATTGTTCTTTAGATCATTTAATTCAAATAATAATGATACCGACTTCCTATACTCTATTGAGTCCAACTTCACTCAAGAAACTGCTAGAGTTGAGAAAATAAAATCAACAATTTCTATATCAACTGCTCATGGATTGGAAAATGGTGATATTGTAACACTTACAGTAAAACCAAAACAGTCTTTAGGTGTGGGGACATCAGAATCAATATTGGTCAAATATAACGCAGATCATGATAAGATAATAATAAATCCAATATCATTTGGTTCAACTGCAGTTAATTTAACTAAAAATGAGTTTGAACTTACATCTCATGATTTAAAAACTGGTGAAAAAGTTTTTTATAACTCTAGTGATTTTATAAGTGGATTAGGCACAGGATCATATTATGTTTATAGAGTTGATGATAATAGATTTAATTTATCACTTACCAGAAATGATAGTTTATCTGAACCACCCACTATTGTAAATCTAGGATCACAAGGATCTTCCCATGAAATTAGTAAAATAAATCCAACAATACCTGTAATTAAGAATAATAATTTAGTATTTAATATGGGTGATGCATCACTCAGTGGATATGACATGAAGATATTTTATGATAAAGAGTTTAATAATGAATTAGTTTCTATAGGTGCAACAACTGGATTTAGTGTCGTAAGTTCAGGAAGCACAGTAACAGTATACTATAATGACTCTTTACCACAAAAAATTTACTATTCTCTTGAAAAATCTGGATTTATTAGCACAGCAGATACAGATGTGTATAATTATTCTGAAATAGTTTATGAAGATAGTAGTTATAATGATACATACACCATATCTGGTGTAGGAACTACAACATTCAATATATCTGTGGGAGAGTCTCCTGAACAATTATCTTATGTAAAAACCACAGCAGATTTATCTTATACAACGAAATCGTATGCTGCGGATGGTGGTGTAGGGTCAATCAGTATAACTTTTGGTGGTGCAAATTACAAGAAATTACCAGAGTTTGTAAGCATTGCATCTACTAATGGTATAAATGCTGATATTATTCCAGTATCAGAAACAATTGGTAGAATTAAAGAGTTTACAATAAATGACCAGGGTTTTGACTTCTCCGCAGATAAAACTCTAAATCCTGAAGTATACATATCACCTAATATTACTGTGGTGGATCGTGATCAGATAACTGAGGTTGAAATACTCGATGGTGGTAAAGGTTACACATCTCCACCAGATCTAGCATTGGTTAATCCAGAAACTGGAATAAAGTATGATACAGGTCTTATAGTAGCAAAAATACAGGGTTCTGCTATTAGTGAATTAGAAATTCTTGATTCACCTGTTGGATTGAATGATATAACAAATATTATTTACGCAGAAAATGGTGATAATGGAATAGGAATAAACAGTTGCTTTACTAATACTGCTGGTATTGTAACTTGTTTTCTTGCAACACCGATAAATGGATTCATAGCAGCACCATTTGCAGTTGGTGATAAGGTTTTTGTAGAGGGGATAATCAATATACAAAATCTAGGTGATGGATTTAACTCTCCAGATAATCAGTATAATTTTTATGATGTAATCGCTTATTCAAATACCAATCCAGCAAGAGT